GGCTGCCGTTCCGGATGAAACTCGGAGCGAGTGCAACGGCCCCGACTCCGATCAAAGAGGCGGGCAGGATCGTCTGCCGCCACTCGAAATCATAATTCCTTACATTTTTGTCGCTGACGGATAAAGAATCGCAATCCGTCCACTGCCCGTACATCTTCATCGGCAGGAGGATCGTAAGGGCTACTGCCAAAATCAGATTTTTAGCATCCATGTGGTTTGCTCAGCCTCGCCGGTTCTCGCTCGGCTATGAATAAGACAAGTACTGAAACGTGAAACCGGTATGTATCCATCCTTCCTGGCCAGGCTGTACGCCTTAACTCGAAAATGGAGACGGCAGCACCATGCAAACGACATGGAGAACCATCATGCCAAAAATCTTGTTATCCCGATTAAAGTTTCCTACGCTTTATTACAGCAAGATGAAGACACAACGTTTCCTTGAATGACTGTTATGATATTCGCTTTTTACATTTTGAGGAATGATTTGGAAGTTGGATGACGAGAATAAAAGACGCGGAGCCGCCCATCGGTCACTCCTCTGTAAAAGGCGGTAGGAAAGCCCTCGATAACGGAATGGCAACGGCAGCTCCACGCGTACGCGGAGAACCGTCATGCCCATCTTGTTATCGTGATTAAAGTTTCCTACGCTTTATTACAGCAAGACACAGACACAACGTTCTTCTTATTCTTGAAACGACATCGTAACCGATGCCGCAGGTTTATATCATAGGCAACATATTTTGTTTATACTGAGTTTATGCCGAAGCCTTGCAAGCAGGCATCTAATCTACTACTTTTATTCGTGTCACTTGATCAGTTTCCGCCCGCCGTTGCCGCCGCTTTCCAATATCTCCATCTGCCGGATGGCGATCCGGTTGAGCCTGACGAGACGCTCGCCCTGCGGTATGCCCTGCTCGATGAATACGGCATTGAGGTTTTCCATATTCGAGAGGCATATCAACTCGTTGATCGTGGCATAGTCGCGGATGTTCCCTTTCGAATCCGGGTTTGCCTCACGCCATTGCCCAGCCGTCACGCCGAACATCGCCACGTTCAGCACGTCCGCTTCGCTGGCATAGATGACATTCGCCTGGGCGGGCGTAACCTCCGCCGGGATCAGGTTCTGCTTGATCGCGTCGGTGTGGATGCGGTAGTTTATCTTGGACAGTTCGCGTTTCGCGTTCCAGCCGAGTTGTGCCTGTTCCTGCTCTTTCAGCCGTTGGAACTCTTCGATCAGGTAGAGTTTGAAAGGAACGCTTATTGCGGAGCCGAACTCGAACGCGATATCCTTGTGGGCATAAGTCCCGCCATAACGCCCCTTTTTCACAACAATGCCGATGGCATGCGTACACTCTATCCATTCGGAAGCACTCAGTACGAAGGAGGGCAATCCTGCACTCTTTCTAAAGTGGTCGAATTCGACCACTTTGAAATCGGGGTTATGAATAACTTCCCATGTGCCGAGAAATTCGATGGCATAGCGGTTTCTTATCCAATTCTTGATTATGTCCGCGGCCCGGTTGTCCCCCTCTTTGGCCGAAGCCATATCAGTAAGGGATATATAGTCCCGTTCTTCTATACTAAGAACGGTAACCGGGGTGCTCTGTACCGTAATCTTTGCCATTATCGTTATAACGTCTTGTATTCTTTTCTGTGTCGTATGTTGTATTTTAATTGTGGCGAATTCGACATAATTAAAAACGGGATTATAAACTTTCTCTCAGATGCCGATAAATTCAAGTGTATTCCGGTTGCGCAACCAATCCGTGATAAAGAAATCACCGTCTTTGGCACGCAACATATCTGTCAAACAAATATAGTCCTCGTCATTGACTTTAACGACGTTTATTTCGGTATCTTTTACTGTAATCTTTGCCATTCAACTACCGATTGTCGGAATTTCAGCCGCAAAGATACGAACAATTCATGGAATTATATCCGTTGGATGAACTATTTACGGCCGGCCGGCGACGGTTGTCGGCACGACCGGCCGAACCGAAGGAGACAGCCAGCGGAACTGTCGCTGAGGAGAGGAGAAGGCCGGGCGCGGAACCTCGGCTTTCCATCGTTGGAACTCTTTAACGATTATAGTTCAAATTCGACGGAAATCCAACTCGCAAATTTGAGAGCTATATCTTATGGGCATAGGTTCCGCCATAACGACCCGATTGGGAAACGATGCCGATTGCATTCGTCGTATTGATCCACTTCTGCGGCGACAGGGTAAAGGCGTTTAATCGGGCTTCCTTTCTAAACCCGTCGAATTCGAGGGGTTTGAAATCCGGATTGTACAAGCAACTATTTGCGACTGAAAATTCTATCGGTCTGTTCCGTAGAGATGATGAACTTGGATGCCCTTCGTCCTGTCGGCCTTTCCCTGTTATATCGCGCAACTCGTTCCGAGTACTTTTCATCGGCGGGTTAATCTTTTTTGTTTTCGGGCCGTTTGTACCCCGAGAGGGAATCTCCCTTTCTATCCTTCCCTCTGCCTCTTTCCCCGCTTCGTTTCCGGCGTAGCTCCCATTCTTTTATACAGATAGTATTCCTTTGCCTCCCGTCTCGCCGGCATTCCCGTCGGCGGGATTTTCCCATGCGAAGGTACAGCGTTATTCCGGTCGTCAAGTACCGCTTTGCTAACCGGCCTGCGGATTGAACGGCAGCCTTCCGCAAATCGAAGATGAACTTCCGGTTCCCCTCCTTGCCTTGCCTGTCGGGTTGGGTATTCCGTGAAATCCCCCGGCTGTTTGCTTGCCTTTCCTTCATTTTCCCGCTGTGTGTCCTGCATGTAAAATCTTTCCCGACGAGGAAGCCGGAAGGCTTTCAGGAGAGGGGAAGAAAAAGAAAGTTCAACACATAAAAATTCAATGTTATGCACAGCAAGATTTTTCAAATTACCCGAACCAGGGTGTACCAGGACAACTATCTGAACGAGGGCACGCTTACGCAGGGCGACGACAGTTTCTTCGATTATTGCGCCGAGATCGACGACAAGGAGCGCAAGCATCATATCGGTGTATTGGTCAACCATATCCTGCCCGAGGGCATGTTCGAGCTTGTCTCCGAGGATGTCATCCGTTACATCGGCGGTGCGGATAAATGGCAGGCGGATTTCGTGGCCGGTATGCGCAGCAAGGCGGAAGCCGTTACCCCCGACAAGGTTCTGGAGTGGATTGGCCCGGTCTATCAGCTTGAAAAGTACCTGAAAAACCCGCTCGATACGGCCTACTGGTTCTACACGGACGAGGAGGGTTGCCGATCCTATGCCGAACAGTCCTACGAGTTCATGCGGGAAGTGTGTGAGTTGGAACCAGGCACGCTGCTCTACATCGGCGGTGTCATCGACTATCATTTCTGACCTTGAAAATACGGAATAATAAGCCTCCTGCCCCAAGCGGCGGGAGGCTTATTGTCCATATCCCGACCCTCTGCTTGTGCTGTTCGTGCCGGCAAAAGCCTCCCGTACCCCATTGTACGAGTATGCGGAAAGCCCGTCATCTCTCGCCAGTCAATCCATTCTGATAGGGCCATGCTGGACATCTTGTTACAAGAATAACCCTTTTTTCATTATCTCGATTGCATTTTGTCCGAAAGTCCGTCTTCCTGCAGCGATTTCTGCCCTTTGTACCCCGCTTGGGGCCCTTCCTTTTCTATCCTTTCTTTTGCCGCTTTATCCGCTTCATCCCCCGCCGTCGCCGCTCGGGGTTTTACAGACGCAAAGGTTGGCTGGCCGCGCTGGATACGGCGGTTTGAAGTGCATTCCCTGCAAATTCTTCCTTCTGCGAAGCGTAATTGGCCGGGAAAACCGCCGTATGACAGCTCTTTCGGACAGCCTGAAACCGCATCCGTAAAAATCCCGAAGCGGTTCCGGCAGGAAACGAACCGAACAAAGGGAAAAAGAAAAACCGAGATTAAAACGCAAAGACATGGAGAAAATCAAACTGGCCGTCTACAACGAGTACGCATTAGGGTATATCATGCCCGAACGCCCCGACACATTCTACACCTTAAAGGATAGCGTCTTGCGCGGCGCCCCGTGGCGCGTGATGCGCGAGCCCTATTTCATCGGGCCGAACGCTACCGTCAGACTGGCGAGCCGCAAGGATTTCGAGGATTTCGGGCTCTCGTTCGAAGGGTACGACGATCCGATGTACGAGTTCGATACCACCCTAAGCCACAACCGCAGAACCTCAAAACAAATCAATTATAAACCGTTAAATTCAAGTGCATTATGGAAAACATCGTTTCGACCGAAAAAAACATCGTATCGCTGGCCTTGGCCGACATTCAGCCCAGTACCTACAACCCGCGCAAGCGATTCGATGAAGCAGCCCTCGCCGAACTCGCCGCAAGCATCCGCCGGCAGGGGGTCCTGCAACCTATCGGCGTGCGCCCCGTGGCCGACACCGGCCGCTTCGAGATTATCTTCGGCGAACGCCGCTATCGCGCCTCGCTCATGGCGGAACAGGCGGAAATCCCGGCTATCGTCTTGGACGTTTCGGACGAGGAGGCCCAAGAGATGGCCGTGACGGAAAACCTGCAACGTGAGGACGTCAGCCCCATGGAGGAGGCCAACGCCTATCAAAAGCTCATCGAAAACGGTCGCCACGACGTACCCTCGCTGGCCGTTCAGTTCGGCAAGAGCGAAAACTACATCCGCACGCGATTGAAATTCCTCTCCCTGATACCCGAAATCGCGGAGCTCTTGGAGGCGGACGAGCTGACGGTCGGCGTGGCGGGCGAAATCTGCCGCTACGGAGAAGACATCCAGCGCGACGTGTACGACAATCATCTGAAAGAGGGAGTATACGGGTACAACAGTTGGCGCGGTCTGAAAGCTTCCGACGTGGCGAAGAACATCGAGCGGCAGTACACGACCGACCTCGACCGCTACCGGTTCGACAAGACCCTCTGCATGTCGTGTCCCCACAACACCAATAACATGACCCTGTTCTGCGAGGGCGGGTGCGGCAACTGCACCAACCGTTCGTGCTTGGACGAAACGAACGCCTCGTACCTCGCCGAAAAAGCCGTACAGCTCATGGGAATATACCCCGCAACGTTGTGTCATAGGGAATACTGCTATAATGAAACCGTAGTCGAACGCCTTGCATCTATGGGGTACGAGGTCGAAACGCTCAAAACCTATGCCGAGGAGTACCCCGAACAGCCGGTAGCCCCCGAAAAGGAGGACTACGACACCGCCGAGCAGTACGAGCAGGCGTACACGGAGTACGAACGTGCATCCGCCGACTATACGGAAGAGTGCGAGATGATCCGCGAGCGGGTCGCCGCAGGCGAAATGGCATACTATCTCCGTATCGACAACGACGATATTACTCTGTGTTATCTCGAAACGGCGGACACCGCGCCGGAGCAACGACTTTCTCCCATGGAAAAACTCGAAAAGCAAGACGAGCGCAACCGGGAAATCGCCCTCGAAAAGACCGTAGAAGATACCAAGAAGCGGATTTTGGAGGTCGATATGGCCGACACCAAATTCGGTGCGGACGAAGACCGGATGATCTATTTCTTCCTGCTTTCGTCGCTTCGCCGGGAGCATTTCGCCACCGTAGGCATCGAATGTGGAGATGCTTATCACTACCTTACGGACGAGGAAAAGATGCGTATCATCGACAACCTCACGGCCAAGGAAAAAGCACTTATCCGCAGGGATTATCTGCTTGCCAATTTCAAGGGTGCATTCGGGTCGAATGCCATCGCTTCCCTCTTGCTCGATTTCGCGCAGAAACACATGCCCGAGACGCTCGCCGACATCAAGAGCGGGCACAACGAAGTCTACGAGAAACGTCACAAGCGCATCGAGGAGAAGAAAGCCGTCCTGCTCGCGCAGGAAAAGGCGGCGCAGGAGCCGGCCCGGCCCGAGGAGCCACAGGCGGAAACGGACGGACAGACTGACGCGCAACCCGCGGAGGTCGCCGCGTAATCGTTACCAAGGCGGGACGGAGAAATCCGTCCTGCTTTTTTTATCTTTTCCGATAACCGGATAGCGGCCATACAAAGGTATGAACGCACAGGGCGGCCCTCTTTTTTAGCCCCTGCCGCCAGCAGCCCCCCCCTTTTTTACCGTCTTCTCCCTTTATAGCGGCGTGCACCGCCTGTTTCTCCCTGCTGTTCCACCTTCCCGTCCCCGGTCGGTTTTTTCGGTCGCAAAGGTCGGCTGCCGCGCCGGTTCCGCCGCTTTGAAGTGCATTTCCGGGAAAATTCTTCCTTTCTGCGCAAGTGTAATTTTCCGGAAAAAGCGTCGGAAAGGGCTTGTCCGTCAGCCCCTCGAAGCACCGTAAAACCCGAACGGCTCCGGAAAGGGATGCCGAACAGAGGGACAAACAAAACAAAAATAGATGAATAATGGTACAACAAATTTTGGATGACATTCGGGCGTATTTCGAGGCGAAGACCTCACTGACGCCGCAAGAGCAGGATCTCCTGCAACGACTCAACGAAGGTTTCTATCCCGTTGCCTTGGTCAGTAGGGAAAATTTGCAATCCTGTGGTTTCGACACGCGCTCCATTACGGATACCCAGATGCGAGAACTGGCTAAAAGGATGAGACGCTGTTACGGGGAGCAGTTCTTCTTGTCGAACATGGAAGCTATCGCCGAAGCGTTGGAGTTTCCGTATTATCCGGTGTGCCCGCTTTGCAGCAATCCGCAGATCAGCTTCGACAAACAAACCGGAACGCTTTCTTGCGATGGTTGCGGGCAGGAATGGCACGAACATTTGTACGTGTTGGTCGAGTTTCCCGACGACACGTCCTGTTTCGAGGAGGAACACATCGGCTATCCTTCGTCGGAGGGCAGGGCACGCTATGTCCCGGAATACGACTACATCGAATGCCTCGGGAAAGACCCGGAGCCGAACCGCTATTTCAAGCCGCTCCGCTGGCCGGAATCGCAACCGTATCTTTTCCCCGACGAGCCTGACGAGGCTCTCGATAGCCTGAACGAAGCGATTCTGGACGAGCGCGGTATCAAGGATTTCGGGGAGAATGCGGTATGGGTTCCGCTTTGCAACCTCAAGGACAAGGAGTGAGGAGCCGGATTCCCCGGAAAACTTCCGCATGAATGGAGAGAGGACGGATTTTGAAGTGCACCCCAAATATTGGACGGATTAGTATTTGTTTAGATGGCATGAGTTCGGTATTGTACCGGGCTCATGTTGTTTAAGTATTTCTTTATCCGCTTGTTATTGTAGTAGTCGATATATTCTTCCAATTCTTTTCGGAAATGGTCTATGGATGAGAATTTTTGCAAATATAATAATTCGGACTTCAATAATCCAAAGAAACTTTCCATAGCAGCGTTATCCAGACAGTTACCCTTGCGCGACATGCTCTGTGTAATACCTTTCTGTCTTAAACGGAGCTGATACTGCTTCATCTGATACTGCCAGCCCTGGTCGGAATGCAAGACAATACCCGGAGAATCCGGTATTCTGGCAAACGCATCGTCCAGCATCTTCATGATCTGCATAAAGTTAGGGCGTTCAGCTATTTTATAGCTAATAATCTCCCGGTTATATAAGTCCATAATCGGCGATAGATATAACTTTACGCCGCAAACCGAAAATTCCGTAAGGTCAGTAACCCACTTCTGATTCGGTTTTTCGGCTGCAAAGTCGCGTTGCAGAAGATTGGGCGCTATCCGTCCGATCTGTCCTTTGTATGAACAGTATTTACGGAGCCTGACCTGACTTTTTATCCCGCAAATATTCATCAGCTTAAGTACGGTTTTGTGATTTATCGCATATCCGATCTTATTCATTTCAACGGTAATGCGCCGATAACCATAACGCCCCTTATGTTCGTGATATAACCTTATAATACTCTCTTTTTCGCGAGCATATTTATCGGGTTGTTTTGATTTTCTGAAGTGATAATAAAATGTGCTTCGCGCCATCCCTGCGGCTTTGAGCAATACTGAAAGCCGGCACTGCGGCCTTAGTCCTTCGATGGCTTGGGCTCTTTCCCGCTCTCGCGGACAATGCGCTCCTCGACTAAGGCCTGCAATTTTTTTAAGTAAGCATTCTCGGCACGAAGATACTCCAGTTCCTTAAGCAACTCTTCGTGCGGAGTCGTTTTGAGTTTGACTTTTTTAGTCTTCGATTTACTCATGGCCGGCCTCCTTCTTTGCGGTTTACGCCGCAGGCCTTCAGCACCTTGGTTTTGATAGAGCCGCTCCCATTGACGAATAACAAAAGGGCCCGGAATGCCGAAATGCACTGCTGTCTCCAGCAAAGATAGATGATTTTGGTGCATATGCTTCAAAACTGACAACTTAAATTCTGCACTGTAGCTACCGTGGCGCAGCTTAAGGCCGGTAAGGCCATGGCGCTCGAATAATGTTACCCACAAGTGAACTTGCGAGCGGCCACAGCCCAAGTGACATCCGGCTTCCCTAACCGAAAGTCCGCCTTCGAGTACCAGTTTTACGGCCTTTAAACGAATCTCATAATTATATTTCATAAAAAACACCCCAAAAGTGTCCAACTTTTGGGGTGCAGTACATTTCCGTCCTCTTTTTTCGTCTCGCCGGTCCCCGGCCTGCCTTTTTTATCGGGCACGGGTGTCGTTCACGCACTCCACCTGTGTGGCAATTTCCTTTTCTACCGTTTTCAGGTCCCCTGCCGTTCATCCATCTTCCCGTCCCCGGTCGGTTTTTTCGGTCGCAAAGGTTGGCTGCCGCGCCGGTTCCGCCGCTTTGAAGTGCATTTCCGGGAAAATTCTTCCTTTCAGCGCAAGTGTAATTTTCCGGAAAAAGCGTCGGAAAGGGCTTGTCTGTCAGCCCCTCGAAGCGCCGTAAAACCCGAACGGTTCCGGAAAGGGATGCCGAACAGAGGGAAGAAAAAGAAACGAATTACCTAACATTCAAGACTATGGAACAAGACATTAGAGAGAGCAAAGAGTACCGCCTTGCCAAAGAGTGGGAAATGGCGGTCAACAGTTATGCCTTCAATCCCGCACGCTTTGCGGCCGCTATTCCGGACATGCACCCGACGCTTCAGCAAAGCCTCTATCGGCTGATTAAGGAG